TACAAACAAGATGGTGAGTGTGGTAGTTGTCGTGCCTGTTGGAGTCGTAAAGTTAAACAAGTAAGTTATAAGGAGCACTAATGAGAGAGTATACATTTTTAAGAAATAATGGAGATAAAAAAATAGTAGAAGCTAGAAGTTTAAAGAAAGCATTAATAAAATATGGTGGTAAACCTAAAGACCATGACAATCATGTGTTCATAGCTTGGGTAAACAAGAAAAAAACTGAGTGTAATAAACTTGTAAAGCTACCATATAAAACAAGAAAAGAAAGAAAAGGTAAACTATGAGAATGATGAAAGATAAAAATATAAGACCCATATATGAAAAGCATTATGACTGGTGTATCAAAGAGGGTAGAGATACAAAATGGTATGATGATTACAAGAGAGGAGACTATGACATTCGTGTGGCGACACCCAAAGTATTACAAAGAAATAAAAAAGCAAAACAACTTGACAAATAATAAAAACTATGATAAGGGAATAGACAATGAAAATATACAAAGTAAGAATAGTAGCCTACCAACACGAACTGAACGCAATACTTCCATTCGATCACGAACCAAACCAAGAACAACTTGAAGAAAAAATTATTGAATACTTAAATAATAATTTATTTAAGGTAGAGTACAATAGTTTTGTTGCACTAGAAAGTTTTGATAGTGGTAAAAAAGAAGAAGAAAAAAGATACAACGAAAACATTTATTATTGGGAAGTACAAACTTGAATTACAGGCAACAGTTAGAAGTTATAAAAGGTTTATCTATAGCACCAGAAACACAGACAAGAATAGACTGTGTATTTTGTAATGGTAAAAATACACTATCAATAGATACAACAGAAAATAAAATAGGTTGGTATTGCTTCCATGCTTCTTGTAGTGCAAAAGGTAAAAAAGAAGGAGAAAAAAATATGCAGTATGTAGAAAAAGTTTTTCATGGTAATCAAGATTTACATATAGAAGATATGGAGTTTAAGATACCAGATAGTTTTAAATCAATATATTCAAATGAAAAAGCTATGCGTTGGTTATCTAATAATAATTGTTGGGAGTCTTGGTCATGGGGTCGTGCAGATTTTAGATATGATGTAAGACAAGATAGAGTTGTATTCCTAGTTAAAAATAGATACTCACATAAAATAGTAGGTGCAGTGGGTAGATCATTAAATAAAAATATTTTTCCTAAATGGTTTATGTATGGTAATAAAGATGTACCATTTAAATGTGGTGAGTGTAGTGACTCTGTAATTGTAGAGGATTGCCCATCAGCTTGTGCAGTATCAAATGTATTAACTGGTGTGGCAATCATGGGTACAAAATTAAAAGAAATACAGAAGTCACATTTAAAACCATATAAAAATTTATATATATGTTTAGATAGAGATGCTACAACAAAAGCATATGACATGGCAAAAGATTTAAGATCCTCTGGATTTGAAAATGTAATAGTAAAACCACTAGAAGATGATCTTAAATACTACAATACAGAAGAAATAAGGGAGATGTTTTATGGCAATAAACTATGATAGAGGACCAAATGATCTTGAAGAAGTTATAGATAAACTTAAGAAACAAAAAGAAATACTGCAGAATAGATTAAAAAAGTTAGATAGAACAGAAGAGATTATGGCTTTGTATGCAGAAGTAAAAAGATTAAAAAATTTAAACGAAGATTTACAGAGGGAGTTACATGATAGAAAAACAAATGATTAGGCTTATGCTTAATAAAAAATTTTATACACAATACAAAGGAGTTCTATCACCAACAGTATTTGCAGGAGATATAAGTTCTTTGTATGAGACAATACAAAAAGCACATGAAAAGTATGAAGATGATATAAAAGTTGATGAGTTATATTCTTTGCATACAGCTATATTTAATCCTGCATTAACTCGTGCTGCAAAAGAAAAGTTTAGTGAACTAATAGAAGATATTAGAGAAGTACAAGAACCTAATAAAGAAATAGCAAAAGATATAATGCGTATTTTATCTGATAGAGATCTTGCACAAAGAATAGCAGTAGAGGCTACAGAAATATTTAATGGTAAAGAAGCAAACTTTGCAGATATAACGAGCATGATAGATAAGCATAAGACTAATGTCAACGAAGATAAAGTTCCCGCAGTTACAAATGATGTTGATGAAGTATTAGATTTACTAGGCATGACAACAAAATGGAAATTTAATATACCTATGCTACGAGATAATGTAGGGGGTATTGGCGGTGGTAATCTTATGATTTCATTTGCTAGACCAGAGACAGGCAAGACAGCATTTTGGATTAGTCTTTGTTCTGGACCAGAAGGTTTTGCCGAACAAGGTGCAAAGATACATGCTTTTATAAACGAAGAACCTGCAATAAGAACTCAGATGAGGGCAATATCTTGTTATACTGGTATGACTAGAGAAGAAATAATACAAGAAAAAAATATGGCACAAAGAGTTTGGTCTGAAATAAAAGATAATATTAGTATGTTTGATACAGTTGATTGGTCAATGGAAGATATAGATGCACATTGTGAAAAACACAGACCAGATATTATAGTCATAGATCAGTTAGATAAAGTAAACGTATCTGGTACATATGCAAGAACAGACGAGAAGTTAAGGCAGATATATACAAGTGCAAGAGAGATAGCTAAACGTAGAGATTGTGCTGTTATTGCAATGTCACAAGCATCTGCTGATGCACATAACAGAAATAGTATTTCATTTGATCAAATGGAAAACTCTAAAACAGGTAAAGCTGCTGAAGCAGATTTAATTATTGGCATAGGTAGAAACTCTAATATTGATACAGAAAATAAAATAAGAACATTATGTATAAGTAAAAATAAAATAAATGGCTATCATGGTGAACCCGTGTGTACCATTAGAAGGGAAATAAGTAGGTACGGAGTATGATTACAACAGTAGACGTAGAGACATCTTGGCAAAAAACAGAAAATGGTGGGTATGATCCATCACCTTTTCACGAAGATAATATATTAGTTAGTGTAGGTATAAATGATGATTATTATTTTACTAATCACAGTGAGAGAATAGATGCAGGTTGTGCATCTAAAATACAAAGTGTATTAAATAAAACTACTTTACTTGTTGGTCACAATATAAAATTTGATTTAATGTGGTTGCTTGAAGCAGGTTTTAAATATAATGGTAGAGTATATGATACCATGCTGGGGGAGTATATACTTAATAGAGGTATAAGAAAAAGTTTAACATTAGAAATGTGTTGCCGTAGAAGAAAGATAGGATCAAAAGATAGTGCCATAAAAGAATGGACAGATAGGGGTGTATCATTTCAAAACATACCAAAAGATGTAGTAGAAGAATATGGTAGGATAGATGTACAAATAACTAGAAGACTATTTGATTCTCAAATGGCAGATTTTAGATTACCTAAAAATAAAGATCTTTTAATGACAGCTAAGATGATGAATGAGTTTTTAGTTGTACTATCTGATATGGAAATAAATGGAATCAATATAAATTTAGATGAGTTAAATAAAGTAGAAAAAGAATATAGAGCAGAGTTTGCATATCTAAAACAAAAGATAGATAAGATAGTCTATAAACAAATGGGTGATACTAAAATTAATTTATCTAGTCCAGAACAATTATCTTGGTTAATATATTCTATAAAACCAAAAGATAAAAAAGAGTGGGCTAAAATATTTAATGTTGGTATAGATAAAAATACAGGAAAAAATAAAAGAAGACCTAACTATTCTAGACAACAGTTTAGAAATCTTGTATCAGATAATACAGAAACAATACATAGAACTGTAGCAGAACAGTGCATAGCTTGTAAAGGTAAAGGTGTAATTAAAAAAATAAAAAAAGATGGTAGCCCATATAAAAATTATACTAAGTGTGCAGATTGTGATGGTGATGGTTACATATATGTATCTATGGGTAAGGTAGCAGGATTTAGACAAAGACCTAGAAGTGTGTATGATGTAGCAGAGTCTGGATTTAGGACAGATAGAATAACATTAAATAAAATAGCATCAGAAGCAGAAGGTGAGTTTAAAGAATTTATAGATGCAATAGTAAGACACAATGCAGTAGATACTTATCTAAATACTTTTGTTGAAGGATTAAAAAACTTTACAAATGAAAAAGGTTTTTTACATCCTAAGTTTATGCAAGCAATAACTGCAACTGGTAGATTATCTAGTCGTGATCCTAACTTCCAAAATCAACCAAGAGGTAAAACATTCCCTATTAGAAAAGTTGTTACATCTAGATTTGACAAAGGTAGTATACTTGAGATAGACTTTGCACAGTTAGAATTTAGA